ACCACACGCTGCAGTAACCGGCTGATGCCCCGCAATGGCTCGCTATGGCTGCCGTGTCCAAATCGCCATTGGAGTCAAAGCCAATATCAGCCTCAGCATCGTCGCTGGCGCGCCGCACCTTCATGCAGTACCCAGTGTAATCCTTGTCCAGCTTGCGCACAGAGTACGCCGCCGCAGCGCTTGGGTAGGTGTCGAGCAGTAGGTCAGTAACCGCCGCCGTCGTAGTGCGCACCATCTTCAGCGACAGCGGCAACGTGCCGCGCGTCTCTGCTGTGGCGTCGGTTTCGTTCAGGCCGGCAAGCAGCGCCGCTTTAGCTGTGGCGAACGTCGCGTTATCTGCTGGCTGTGTGGTGTACTCAGTCCAATCGCCCGCGGTGTCTGGGTCGGCTTGGAATTTGTCGCTGTAGTACAGCGTGCGGTTGATAGTGTCGGTCTCGCCAACGTCGCTCACTTCGCTTTCCGCATATCCGTCGCCGTCAGGTCGCGCGGTGTAGTAGATCTCCAGCGTAGCCGTGGCGCCGCTGCGCTCACTTTCGGCCTCGGTGCTGTAGCGGTCGTGGTATTGTACCGAAACGGTGCTCTGATCTACGAACTCCAACGCCGTGCCGCCACTGTTTACCGCAAGCACTTGGCCGTTGGTGCCGAGGGCGCCGGGCGTATCGCTTAGGTCGGTGATGCTGGCCGCGGCGATGCGCGCATCTACAGCGCCGTCTGTATATCCAACCTTGGCATTATTGGTGGCCGTGTCGCTTGCGATCGTGTCGAGGTCTACCGCTTGCGTTACCGTCAGGTGGTCGACCTTATCGAGCTGCGCCTGTGTGGCGAACTTGTTCGTGGTGGCCGCGTCGCTGATGTCGTCAGCATCGAGCACCACGTCGCCCGTCTCCGTGTTTACGCTGGTGACGTTGCCGCCGGTTTGCACCGTGGCCGTGCTGCCGTCTATGCTTAGCGAACCGTTAGACACCACCAGCTTGTTAACGGTTCCCGTCGGTGTACCGTCGACCTCCTCCACGGTGAGGATGGACAGCGGTGAAATGGTGACATCGGGCGCTTGGCCGATGCGCTGCACCCGCACGTTGTAAGTCGACTCGGCTATGTATGCACGCTGGTCCTGGTCGTACTCTACATCCGCGGTATCGAAGTCGATGCTTTGAATGGCCACGCTGTTGTACGTGCCGCCTACGCGGTCCAATGCCGTGCGCGCCGCATCGCTTAAATCCATCGCGTCGCCGTATTCGTCGGCCACACAGTACACATCCACGCGGGCAGTGTCCAGGCTACTGCTCCCGGACTTCGTTCCGCTGGGGTTGATGTCGCTGACCTTGTACACGATGAACGGGAGCGCAGCATCTTGGTCCGCGATCTCAGGATATACGCGTGTGGAACAGATGGCCGTTATTCCGGCGTCAGTGCTCAATATCTCAAACAGTGCCTTTCCGACGTTCATTTGTTCAGTATTCGCTCCATTATTACGCTATAGCCACGCACAAGGATTTGGTACGCCGGGGGGATGCCCTTCGCTATACCGCGCTGAAAAAAGCCTTTGTTAGGGCTGCCGGATTGCATTCCTCGCCCTCCACTGAATCCCTTTGTGCCTTTCTTGAGTGTGGGCATGAGTCCGTCATTGACGATGTGCGCGAAGTAGCCATCTGATTTGATGACGCTGCCGAGCTCCTTGTATTCGAACGTGGCCTGTGATCGCGGCCCGACCAAATAGGTAAGGCGCGCACCCTTGGCCTTGAACACCTTAATGCTGCGCCGAAGCGTGCCCTTAACAATTGTATAGTCTGGCCCGCGCTTGCCTTCATTCTTACCCGTGCGCTTAATGTTAATGCTTTTCGGGTGGCTCGTTATCTCGCTCTGTATGGCCTCCTTTATCTCTTTTCCGGCCAGCTTGTGAAGTGTCTGAATCTCTTTAAGTTGATGCTTGGAAAAGTTGCCCATTCGGTCCATCGCCTTAAATAGGTCGTCGATGCCCTCGATGCCGCGGGCCTCAAGGAACGAACCCCGCACGCTTTTGGCGCGCAGGTGGATGTTACTATCGACGTGCTTACCGGCTCCCATTATCGGCCTCCTTTCTCTTTACAGTGCAGGCGCAGACCCTCGCGGCGCCCTACCTCCTCCTGTCCTAGTATCTCGTAGTTCCGCGACTCAAATACAACGCGGTCCGATTCGGTGATCGTGTAAGAGCCCTGCGGGTGGCGTATGAAAAATTCGATGTTCTGCTGTGCATACATCTGTTCCGCCTCGGCGCTTTCCCTCTGACCGCCTTTGTATATCACCTGCGCCCATACCGTGGCCGTGGTGGTGTACGTCTTCTCGACCTCTCCGAAGTCGTTCCGCGTGGCGTCTTGGCTTTGTATGGTGATGCGCCTATCGAGCCTTTGAAATCTCATCGGAACGATACAATGCGGTAAGGGTTCACCAGGCTTTCAAGGCCCAGCTTCAAAGACGTGGAAATAGTTCCGATGATCTCCGGCTGTCGCAGTTCGTACATGTGCGCCACCAGCAACTTAATGGCATGCACCAACGCCTCCGGCACGCTGGCCTCGTTGTAACCGTAATTGCAAAGCACCTGAATCTTTTCGTATGTGTGCTCATATGCGCTCGGCACATCGATGAACGTAAGCCGCGCAGGCTTGCGCTTCAGGTCGGTATAGTATGACGTGGTGGGAATCAAAGACTGTCCTGCCGAGGTGCCCACCGTTACCGCGCTGATCTGCGACACCGGGCCCACGGGTATCTCCAGCTCCTTGGGTACAACGTCAAAGGTGATATATGCATTTCTATCGCCTATGCCGATGTTGCACATATTCTCTATGTGCTGAATGGCCGCCACGCGCATAGCCTCAATGAGCGTGTCCTCCTCGCTGTGTTCAACGCGAAGGAATGCCTTTAGGTCAGCGGTGCTAATTACTGACGCTGGCGTGGTGGTAGTTAAATCCTGTACACTGTACCCCATGGCTTGCAATTTCGACAAAAAAAGGGAGGGCCGAAGCCCCCCCTTTCCAATCGGAACCCCCCAATTGTTTAGGCATCAGCGCCCAAAATAGTTGCGGTTGTGAACGGCAACGCACCCAATGAGGCCGCGCGACGTACAGCAGAATCGAAGAAAGTATCCATCACGATTTTTACCGTGCCAGCCGAGGAGCCGCTGTAAATGTCAACGGTGACATCGAGCCCGCCCCAGTTTGCGTAATGGAGATCAGTCCAATCTCCGTAGTACACGAAGCGCAGGGTATCCCATCCGGTGGCCGCGCCGAGTGCGACGTCGGCACCGCCGTTAATCAGCTGCGAAGCGTAGACCGCACCGGCGTCGATGCTGGGAACGCTGCCGCTGGTAAGCACGTTGTACCCGAAGATGGAACCATTCTCCACGAGCGGGCTCACAGCGCTAACGTTCTCCAAGCCCATGAGGTGAGCCATCGCCGTGGGGTGCATCAAAAACGCAGTGTTGTTCTCTGCACCGTTTGCGGTGATCTCGCTCCACAGGTTGCGGATGTCCTCGGCATCGGTAGCGGCCAAGTCATTGGTGCCCGTCTCCGTGCCGAGCACTACAGTACCTGAACCATTGGCCAAGGCTGTAGCGCCTCCCACGCCGTGGATAGCCTTCAGCGCGATGGCATCTTGCGCGACAGCAATCGAGCGACCGAAGTCCGCAGCGATAACCTGCGCCATGTTGCCAGCGGTTTGATTGATGGCCTCCTTAGAAACGATCATCTGCTGCGCCAAGCGGTTAGGCGACAGCGTGACCGCACCCATCGCTCCGGTGTTGCCGGTGATGGTAGCACCTTCGGCGGGCGTCTCGGCGGCATCGGTCGGCAAGCTGGGCAGCTTGATGTCCCCCACGAATCCGCTCAAGCGCGTGGCGCCGGTAGCCTGCAAAAGGCTGGAAGCGCGCAGCGCGCCGACCAATGCGTCCACCTCCGTGGCGACGGTGGTAACGGCATCGTTTACACCTGCTTGCCCGGAGTCAACGCCGTAAACGTTACGCTGCTCCAGCAACTTGGCCGGAATGGAGAAATCACCGCGAAGCGGCAAGCTCATGGCGCTGGCTTCGTTGCGGGCCTCCTGGTGCATCTCGCGCTCCACTCCGGTCAGGTTTGCACCTTCGCGCAGGGCCTTGGCCAAGCTGAAGCTGTTGCGGATGTTCTTCATCTCGGAAGCCTCGGACGTAGAGCCCGTTCCGGTCTGTGCCATCTGCTTGATGCGGCTCTCGTTTTTGGCGAGGGCATCGCGCATCTCTTCAGCTTTCTGCAGCTTGTCGTGAATGTCTTGTGTCTCGGTGAGCTCTTCGCCAGTAAGAGCCCGCTCCTCGCTCGTGGCGAGCTCGTTAATGCTGGTCAGCTTATTCTCCAACTGGGAGATGTAACGCTGCGCATCGTTGCTAGTGCGGAAGTTCATTTTGAAACTTTGTTTACGGGGCAAGTTAGTGCCCTCATTCTTTTTATTACGCGCCTCGGCAACCGTGTTTGCATAGGCTGGAAATGGGACCACGGATAGCTCGAATAATTCGCCCACGCGCTTGATCGTGCGCACGGTGTTGGCTTCGTCCCAGTCCTGTTCCGCGATTGTGAATCCAAAACTCATTTGATCCATATCGCCGCGCTTCACCATGTCGTACAGGTCGCGCGCCGCCTGCGTATTGCCGAGCGTGGCGCGGTAGTGCAGCCCGCGCTCGTCCACGCCGATCTCCATGGTGCCGGACTTCGTGCGCGCATACGGTGCGCCGTCATGGTTCAACAGCAGCCGAACGTCGCTGTCCAGCACGCCATCGAATGCACCGCGATCGATTCGCTCCTTGAACGGCCCCAGGTCTGTGGTGTCGTCAAAGAGCGCCGCGTAACCTTGCAACACCATGGGAGCGGTG